CTGGATCGGTTGATGTTGGTGAGTTGTGGGTAACCTATGAAGTCGAGTTGCGTAAGCCCATTCTCAGTGGCGCTCTCGACAATGCTGGCGAATTTGCAATTTACAGTAATACCACTGGTGTCGCAGCAGCCACGCCTTTTGGTACACAACCTGGTACTAGTCAATTTTTCGCTAGCAGTATTGCACTGACATTCTCTGCAACCACCATCAATTTTCCTGCACAATGTGGGCCGGACATCTTGTTGATTATCACATTCGGTAATACTATCACCGTTGCGACGAACAACACTTGGCTCAGTGGTGGTGCCCTAGTTAACTGCACTGCTTCAATGCATGCGGTGAATAATGGCAGTGAATTGTCTGGTGCCACAGCTAATGGTACCAATGCATGTATTTTTATGACATATATTACTATCACCAACATGGCCCTTCCTGCAAGCTTCACGCCTGCTTATGGGACCTTGACTGGTGCTGCTAATGTGTTGGTTCGCGCCATTCAGGTGCCAACCAATGCCATTTTGTTCTAGATGTACCATAGGTGAAGGCAACAGGAATGGTTCATGTGACGTTCCGGGGATTTACGCTCCCCCCTTGTGTGAGTACAGACGCGATGCCGTTGCACTGCAACGGCGAGAAGTCAGGCATCAGCTGCGCATGAGCAGTGGGGGTACACCTCCCCCCCTATGAGAGTAAGTTCGGTCAGTAGACCGGGGCAGGAGGACTGCGGTCCGGGGTTGCGTGCCCCCCTATCCAGCTATAGGGCCAGAAGGCCCACCAAGTCGTTCGGTGAACGGCATTTATCTCGTGTTATCTTCCATTGCGAAAGGGTGGCGGAACGGAGGGGTCCTAGTACAAGGTACCTATTCGTCTGGGAGTTTCATATTCATATTGATTGTGTTAGTTTAGTGCATGAGTACCAACAATCAGGTCCAAGCGTTGGTCGGGTAGTGGAGCCTACACTCGGAGTGGAATCGTTAATCCACACGGTTAATCCTGGCCGGAACAAAGAAGGTGCGCTAGTAGACGGGCAAAAACGTTTACACCCCGAGGCTTTGCCGGAGGTGGCTAGTCCTAGCAAGGAAAAGGACACAACACCGCATGATAAGATGTTCATGTTAGGGTGGAAGTTGAGCTTCATCTCAGTAATCTGTTCATTCACGGTAAAATGCTTCGGCTGGGCTCTGTGTCTATTGCGTGGTAGCACGT